TATAAATTCCTCTTTAGTTTTCTGCATAACGCAGTAAACATTCCAACCGTCTGTTGTGTTACCCATAGCAGGATGCTCACCGAGATCAATGAGAGAGTAATCACCAAAGCCAGCGAGTAGCTTATAAAAGTCTGTAGTGTAGTAGTTGAACCCATGCCCCGGCCAGTTCCCTGTCTTTGGGTTTTCGCTGACAATGAATCCCCCAACTTTAACGAGGTTGTGCTTGTTCTTCCAACAGTTGTAGATTGCTTTGATGTCATGCTTGCCGTTGGTACCAACGCGTTCTGAGGTTCCTGCATCCACCAAAAGATCATACTGTACTCCGAAATCGTGAAGCAAGGACAAGTCGTATGGCTGACTTCCGTTCTCTCCGCTAATGTCAATGGCGGTGTATTGCTTGTTAGCATAGTAGGTATCTTTAACGTACGGTGCAGGTAGTGTCGGATGGCGGTAATCATTCTGCGCTCCTAAATCTACTACCGTTTGCACCTTGTCAATTACAAGGTTTATTAGTTCGATTGTTTTTCCTGTGTAGCCCATAGTACAAAGTTAATCTTTTACTTTTTCACAATTATCAAAACCAAAAGCTTGGTCAAAACATTTTACTGACCATGATGCTTCAAAATGCGCATCTTTATAATCCATATTTGGTTGTTTTATTACTTCAACAAACACATCAAGATATAACTGCTTTCTTTGTTGTTCGTGCTTTATTTTATCTAAGTTGTCCATAACTAATCTTTTACCCCCCAATTAATGAAAAATGGATCCACTGGCATAAATTCCCTGTATGCTAACCCACCATACGGCTGCACCTTTACCCCATTGATATTCATGATAGCTGATAGCAGCGATTGATCGTGCCGGCTGCTGACATAGTGTGGATTCTTCGATTCGTTATGGTGAAAGCAGTTATTGAAAGCTCCTTCAATCCACTTATCAAAGATAGGTTTTGTCGCAGGGTGGTCGAAGTCGAACACTATGCAACACGCCATTATCTGATACATCTGCACTACCTGTGTATAATCCCTTAACCCTAACCATGCGATTTGATGGTCGGGCATATACTTGTGTAACGGATGCCCTTCATTGTTCCACGCTACAATACCATGCTCGGCTGCAAGTTGCCACAATGGGTCAGGGTTCTTCATTACTCGAATGGTTGAATCGCACCAAATAATCTTTCGGTACCCAAACTCATACGCTTCGGCTATCATTACCGGCTTGAACTGATACGGCATATTTTGATGCGACCATGATTCGTACTGCTGCGACTTCGGCCATTTGCCTTGCAGTATTTTCCTACCCCGGTATTCATCCACATAGCCATCCACACTCCGCAAATGAGTGTCATAGTCGGGAGCATTGCGATTTATAGACCGGATTAGCCCTAACATCGCCTCGTTATAGTTCTCCCTGCCTGTGGAAGAAAGGGATGTGATTACCTTGCCCATATTATTGATTATTTAATATTACCGAGCCATGAAAATCTTTAAATGTTTCCATTTTCCATTCAGTATAATGTTCTCCTATTTCTACACACGTTGTACCATCACCAGTATTTATAACTGTTCCACGGCTAGGCCAATTAAATAAAACTATTATACCGGTTTTATCACCTATCATTAATTTGGGGTACTCAGTATTTGAATCTTGTTTCTTTATTTCTACTTGTGATGTTACCTTGCCCATATTACATTTTCTAAATTGTTTAATAATTTCTTATGCAGTCCGAACCCGTTGCAGTACTCTTTAATGAGTTGGAATAAGTCAGCATTGCCATTGTGTTCAATGCATACCATTTGTGTACCAGATAGGTTGATCTGCTCCAATATCTCAAAGTCCATACCCTCGGCATCAATCGAAATGAAATCGAATACCTTGTAGGGGGAGTTCTTGACCAATGTCTTATAAGTCCACACCTCTGTCATACGTTCCTTAAACTCTGTACCATTCCATCTCTTAATCTCTGATTTCTTAATGGTGGATAGCAGCGATACATCGCCCCTGTTCAGATGTGTTCCCATTTCATGGAAAGTACAAGTGCCATCAGCCGTACCTATTGCCACATTGAACGCTTTAACCTTGTCATTGGGTGGGATCCTGTTGAAGGCATCTTCACTCGGCTCTACAAGTACTCCACCCCATCCGTTGAGTTGCAGGGAATAGGTATTGGACAAAGTTTGTCCATCATTGGCACCAATGTCAAGGAATACTCCCGATGTGCGGAAGTACTGTTCGATTACATCTTGTTCGTTGTTTTGGGAGTATCTCATTTGCCGTAGGTTTCGGTGTAGTATTTTCCTCCGCTTGCACATGGCTCACCATTAATTCCATGTCCAAATAATGCACAGTCAAACGCATCCATTATCTGCTGCTTTTCCATTTCTTTGGCTTGTTGAATAATATCTATTGGTATTAAACCAATAAAATCTTCTACTTGGTCTATTAACCAATCCACCGCCGTCTTTTGTTCCATGTTATTTCTGTTTTAGTTTTTCAATTTCCCTCTCAATATACCACTTCGCTTTTTCTAAATCCTCAATCGGATTGTCAGTCTTTCGCCCCGCCCGTGCAACATACTTGATTACATTGCCGAGCGAGAAGTTCAACCCCCATGCTTCGATAACGTTAATGGCTTCATAGGTGCCGGAGTGGTAGTAGGGTTGTGGTGGGGTTGGTTCTGTTTTGCAATAATAGCATTCTTGTACACCATTTTCTACATTTTTATTAAGCAATTGTTTAGTATCCTTACAATGTCGGCACCAATATAGTTCCATAACTTACTTATTCGTTCTAAACTGATAATGATAAAGTTCCTTCTCAATCTTGACCTCACTTTGCAGAACCTTTGCATTGTGCATTGCAGTAGCATAGAGGTAATCTTCCCCAATCTTTATGTCTTGGAAAGGAAATTTTATGGCTATCTCCCTGCGCACAGGTACAATGTGATTAGGATAGCGATAATAAGCCCCATCCTTCGCTTCATAGCCGTATTCCTTACTTATGTACCACTTCCGCTCATCCTTGCCATTGGTGGTCATTATTCCGTTAAATACGATAACATCGGGATCCTGTTGTGCTGCTTCAAGTATGTCAGCGATGTAGGTGGGTGCAATCATATCATCATCATCCACGAATACAATATACTTGCCTGTTGACTTGCCTATGAGATAGTTCCGTTTGCGCCCTGTGGACATGGCACCATTATCCGATTCAACAATGATTTCAACCTCATCAGTTAGCTGATTAGATAACCGTGCTTTCTGCTGCACTAATTCCTGCAATAGTCTGGTAAGATAACCCTCACGGCCTTGGATGGTGCAGATTAGAATTGATAGGGTCATAGTGCTTCGATTTCGGTTTTTACTTCTTGCCAATAACAATTAAATGGCGTTCCATACATTGAAAGTATACTAAACTGCCATTGAGTGTTCAATATCTCATCTACTACAATTAAGGCATACTTTTTGGAATCATACCAGTGAACACAGCCATTGGGAAAGTAAGAATTTGATTTTTCAACAATACCTGTGCCACCACCCTCTACATTATACATCTTGCTAACCAACTCTATAGCTTTTTCTTTCGGTGTCATACATTCTCATTTGGGAATCCGGCGGCTGACCGCTTAATGTAGGTTTGCTCGTCAATGTGGTAGTAACCCTGCGTGTGCCGTAACTGGGCATCAATAGGTTCTCCAGTCCAAGCAGGGTGGTAATGGTCGAAGATGCGCTCCGGCACATATTTCCACTTCCCTAACTTCTTCGCAACATCCATAGCCTCATTGTCGCACCACAGGGAGAAGTATTGTGGATGGTAGATGTAGCCAAACCGCTCATAGTACGTCCTGCCCATTATGCTCATGGTAGGTAGTAAATGATTAACCCTTCCGTCTGGGAAGTGGATGAATTGGTCAAGATTGTCAGCGAAAGCATTAATGATTTTGATGTCATAACCAGGTACAAGGAAACGCATATCATCGCTCATGTTCACCACTATATCCCCCTTCCATCCTTCCATACCCCTGTTGATGGCGTGTACCTTGCTATTGCTTTTACCGTGTGTGAAGTAGATATTCGGTTCCCTTTGCAATTCGAGGTAATGGGTACTATTCAGCGTTACATCATCATCATCATCAACGGTGATACCGATTGTATAATCCGCTTTGTGCGAATATGCCTTAATGGTGGCAATGGCAGCAGTCATTTTTGTTGGCCTACTGCGTGTGGCAAAGTTGTAGTGTATTTTCATGCGTTCGGTTCGGTTTATACAAAGGTGGCAAAAACTTTTGGTAAAGTCCATCTGTAGCCGGCACTTTAGTTTTCCACACGCAGTACAAAGTTTCTCAATCGGCAATGGGAGCTGAATTTGGGTCGGGAATGATTTGTATAATGGTTTGGACTGGTTGTTGCCCATCTATCTCAATACGCTGATCTGCTTTACCATATCCCCTACTAATCAAGAAGTCGGCTGCCCTCACATCGCCCTTCGCTGCTTTTGCCCGCATTGATTTGAGTATAGCTTCGAGCGCATTAACCCCATCTTTCTCCTCTGCCAGTATCTTAGCCAATGCCTCCTTAATGTCAGGAAGTTTCGGTCGGCCTTTGGGGTTGCCGGATTGACCTTTAGTGAAAGGTTTTAGATTCTGTATGTTTCTCTGTTTTGCCACTGATACTACAAAGGTACTCCGTTCTTCTTAATTGATATATTCGGGTCAAGTTTGCGCATTCGGTCAATTATAACTTGGCAGTATTTTGGGTCTAACTCCATGCCGTAACATTTGCGTTTAAGTTGGTGGGCGGCTACCATTGTGGAGCCGCTACCGCAATAAGCATCAATAATTAAATTAGGGCTACCTGCATAATCAATACAAAAATCAATAACTTTTACAGGCTTTTGTGTTGGATGTACACTACCCTGTAACGCTGCCCTATTTACTGTAATACATCTTAAAGGTTTATCTTCTGTTGTCCAAGCTAATTCGCCATCACTCATTGTTAACCCGTCTTGCCCTTTACTCCAATAAAGCCACCCTCTTGATGCAGGAAGCAAATCAGCAAAATAATTACCGCCCCAAATAATCGCTTTATCTGCTTGCAATAATAAAAAATCAAATGTTGATTGGTCTGGTCTTTCATTATCCCAACCTCTAAACTCATGACCTTTTCTATTGTGTTTATGGTTCTTTGCTTTACTTTCTTTTTGTC